CTCTAAAGACATTATCCATTGCTTGAGTAAACTGCAATAAATTAAATGACTCTTCTGCTGTCATTGAGTCTAAATTTATTTCATCAGTTTTCTTTTGTCTAGCCACTTTACTCCTCCTTTCTTAATATCCTAATATAATTATAATATAGAACTTCCAAGCCAAGACCAATCTGAGTCATCATATTCTTCATCATCACCCTTGTGATATTTGTTATAAATTAAATCACAAGCATAATTTCCATATGCAAATACAATATATCTATCTTTTGTGTCTGTTCTCGTATGTTCTTTTAATTTAATATTTCCTGTTTCTGTAAATACAGTATCAAGACTAATAGCTTCGTTAATCATAAAACGAGTTTGTAGAAATGGCAATAATATTTTTGTCTTTTCTTCTGCTGATTTAAATAACCAATCTTTATCCTTGTCTTCATACCATAGTTTCATTTCACTATCATCTTTTAACAGTCTTACAAGACCATTTTTTAGATTTTTTCTTGCAGATAAGTGGAATGATGTATTAAGCGTTGCATTACCACTAATAGGTATAACTACTTGTTCCCCATCTTGTTTATATGCACGTTTCCGAATATCATCAACTACTGTATCTGTACTAATTTGTAAATCGGGGTCTTCCAATAAGTTCCACGCTGGATAAGTTATATCCAAATCTGAATCATATGTCTCATCGGAGAGTACATCAAACACGCCACGACCATTTCCAGCAACATCCATTGCAATATAATTAGCTTTATATTCATAAAACAATCTCTTTAAAAATAAAACTTGGTCAATAGTATTAGAACCATATTTTGACTCCCAATATTCGTAATCTCTAACTCCCGTTTCTGTATTTAATGAAATACAAGTTGCAATAGTATTATCGTTTTCTTTTCCCGTAGACATAGCAATATCCGCTATAATTATTCTTATTTGATTCTCTTCATCAAAATTATAAGTTTGCGGAATATTTGACATTATATCTACTGTATCTCTTGGTAGAAAACTTTCATTTAATATTTGACATTCTTCAAAATCTTTAAAGTTAAAGATACTGTTATCATTTTCAGATAGCCAAATATTTAAATATTCTTGTTCAAAACTTAAATCGTCTGTATCTCTTTTTCTTTGTAGATACTGATTTTTGGTTTGAATTCCATTGGCAACAGCAGTAAATATATCACCACAGAAAAATCCATATTGTGTTCTATTTCTGTGTCCTTCATTTTTATAATGTTGATTTACACAATTTACTAAAAATTTCCAACCCCAGTTAGATTTAGTTCTAGCAGAACTTAAAAATACTTGTTTCGTTTCTTCGGGATAGTCTATTGGTCTACCACCAAATTTACGAACTTCAAGAGTTGGTAATATAATTTTATCAATATCTGCTTTCTTTGTAAGTGGGTACTCATCTACGATAACGCAAGTTGAACGGATACCACGAGTTCCCTCTCCGCAAGCAACCGCATATATTTTTGAGCCATTACCAAACTCAACTACTCTACCATCGCCTGTATCATTCTTTTTAAATTTAATCCAACCATCTTTTTTAAGTTGAACTAATACGGGGCTACTCCAAGGAGTTCCTTCTTTACAAAATATTCTTTCTATCTTTTCAGATATAATAAGATTACTTTGAGATAATGTTAATGATGTAATCATAATACTACTATTTGGATACAGAAGTGCCTCATCAATCGAAAATAATCCTATGTCGAATGACTTTCCCAAACCACGACTACAAACTGTCGCATTTACATCATTATCACTAAAATTATTTATCATTTGTCTTTGCATAACACAAAGACCTTTAATTCCCAAATAATCTTCATTAAATATATCAAGATTTCTACGATAGGCGACTAATAAAAAGTACACCATTCAATTACATTTTCTTCTTTTTCTTCTTTTGTCAAATGCTTTGTAGAAATTTTGTTTTTATACTTTATTGCATCTTCTATAAGATTATCTTGTTTAGATGTACTATTCATTATTCACCACCCCCTATTCAATCTTGTATTGTTCTAGGTCATCTAAATTAACATTAAAATCTCTAGCACCTAACAAGTCATTTTTTAGTGGTCTGTACACCATATCTTGCTCATACTTTCTTAACTTGCTAACATCTCTATATCTATCATAATCTTTATATAGGTCAGCAGGTTTAGTTTCTTCAATTTGAGCAATCTTTTGAAATAATAATTGTTCCGAAATAGTTTTTGGTCTATGATTTTCAAATTCATCAACTTTAAGAGTAGACATTAAACGACCTATTCTAGTCTGTACTCTATCAATGGTTTCGTCACCATTATATCTTCCATCATTGATTTTTCTTAATAACAATCTATCTCTACATAAGTCTCTATATAAATCTTCTTGTTGAGAATTTGTAAATTCAATACCTTTAGTATATTTTTCAAAGCAGTTGTCTAAGAATTGGTAATCTTCAATACAATCTTGATTTCCCCAATTCATAATATATTGTTGTTTTTCTGCCTCAATAACTTCATTACTTTTAACTAAACCATTGATGTCTTTATAATCAACATCTGTTCCACTCATAAAAGTAGACCAATCTTCGACACCACTATTAGTTTTTCTTAATAAATCAACATAGTATGAAAAATCTTTGTAATTTTCAATATACTCCTTCATTTGTTTCGGTGTATATTTAAGTTTTCCATTATCTTGATTTATTTCATTTTTTCTTTGTTCAATTCTGTCTCTTTTAGTCTGTTCACAGCTTTTATAAATTTCTTGAACAAACGGAATTCCTATTTCTGCGCAAGTGAACCACATAGCACTTGCAGTTTGTTTTGTCTTTGCTAAGTTTTCCTTATATATTTTATTGCAATGGTCTTTACAATATAATAAATAACCATTGTGATGTGGATTCTTTGATGTAAAGAAATTAGATGCCTCTAATTCCGTATTACACATAGGGCAAAACCTTAGCAAGTTTGTTTTCTTACTAGGCATCTTGTCTCCTTAAAATATGTACTAGGAGGTCACTACAAATGTAACGCCTCCCAAATATAATTATAATTAATTTGCTTTTAGTGAATTTCTTGTGTTCACACCTACAATTCCATCTGCCGTTAGACCATGCGCTCTCTGATATGCTTTAACAGCAGTCAAAGTTCCGTTACCGAAAATTCCATCGACTGTTAAATTTGCACCACTTTCATTAAGTTCAAATTGTAACCATTTAATACCTTCACCCTTAGAACCTTTCTTTAAATTAGAAGTAGGTTCTGCATAAGGATTTTGAGCTTTAGTGGTACGAGCTTTTGCATTTGCAATCACTATTACAGTATGTCCTTTACTCTTTGTTACCAGCACATCTCCTATACATAAATCAGATGCTTTAGTAAACGCAACTTTATCAAACAATCCGCTTGCAACTAATACTTTTGCTTCTGTTGTAGTATTAAAATCTGAAATTGGATGTCCACATTGTTTAATACAAGCACGAACCAAACCGCTACAATCTGTTTCGGTCTTTACTTTTGTATCTATACCATGTTTGTAAGCACCTAATCTATTGCTTTGGTCGTAACCAATATTCTCATTAATACAAGCAACAGCCATACAAAATGCTAAAGCGTTTGCAAAATTCGCATCTTTTGGTCTTAAAATAACCCATCCTTTTGAATGAACATAAAAATTCTGAGAAGAAACTTCTCCTTTGGTGTCAAATCCAGCGGAATTAATTTTCTGTAAACTATCTCCTACTGCCCCACCAACATATTTACCATTCTCATCGTGTCTAGCACTTCCAATAATAACAGCCATTAATTCTCCACCTCTTTTGCTTTTTCTTCGGGAAGTCCTCCAATACTTGTTAAAATTGAAAGTAAACCAGCCAACAAAGACGCACTTAGTACGACTCCCCAATTTACTTCTGACAATACAACGGCAGAAGTTCCAATTGTAGAAATGGCAGTCTGAGCAACGGTTTTAATTGCTCTAATACTAGCACATCTTAACCAATCTTTCCAATCTCTCATAATAATTCCTTCCTTAATCTAGCTGAACATCATATATACACTCAAGCCCATTGTCTGAGACTACAGATATAATCTGTTCTGGCTTATTTGTTCTTCTAATACTCATAGCATAATCGTCTGTTCCACAAAAGCATCCACTTTGGATAATTTTAGTATCATACTCAGTAGTTAAACTGTTTGTATGTCTATGTCCTAAAAGTACCAAATCGGGCTTTTCTCCGAACATCATAGTCCATCTTTGTACTACGTTTTTAGGAGAATCCTTATCTCCGTGTGAAGCCATTACCCTACTATTTCTTACATTGAAAATAGCAATATCTTCACATATATCATTATCACAAATATGAATATTGTATATATTTTGTAATCTTGCTTTTAAATAAAATGGCAACAAAATATCCATATTTTCTCCTTGTAATGATTCTTCTTTTTTTGGAGATACTCTGCTATGATTTCCCATTACAGTGTAAACGTAAACTTCATTGAATTCATTTGATAATTCAATTAATAATGATGATAACAATTCTGAGACATATTTAAACTGTTGCATTAAATCCATATTGTTTTGAATACGCAAAGTATTATGAATAATACCGCTTAAAATTTCAGAAATTACTAAATAACAATTTTCTGAATTATGCACTCTTTTTACATCAATAATTTTAGCAATGTAATTTTCTAATCTTTCTTTGAGTATATCTTCATCAAATGTATTTTTAAAATTATCAATCTCTATGCCAGTATGTATATCTGTAATGTGTGCCAATATGTCATTGTCTGTTACATATCTAGCTCTTACAGATGGTACTTCTACCTTGATTGGCTCTGTATTCTCACATACAACTCTTTTAATTAAATCTTCGAAACTTTCTCTTCTTGCTTGTTCTCTGATTTGCTTATTAAGTTCAACTCTTTCATCAGAAAGTTTCTGTCTTTCTTTTTTTAATTCTTGTTGTTGCAGTTTTATTTCTTTAACATATTCATCGTTATCAATAAATTTGTTTTCATTTGCATTAAACATTTTAACAAAAGCACTATATTGTTTTCTATACTTGCTTTCTGTATATTCTTGTCCAAGCAATTCATTTAAAATATCTGCAACATCAGTCCAAGTTCCAATTAAATCTTTATCTTTACAAACTCTGTAAATCAATTCTTCATCGGACTCATTTTCATATCTTTGATATTTCATAATATGTACAGCCTCCATTATTCCACTACTTTAAATATAATTATATTAAGGCTAAATTTATATAGTGGAACTATTCATCATCATCTTCTATCTCATCTTCATCGTATTCATCGTCAGTAATTAAATTTACATCTAATTCGTGTTTGATTTTTTTATAAATTGGTTCTATAGGTTTTCTGTCTCTTTTGTTAATCCATTCTAGGTCATCTTTTTCAGCTTTGTCGTTTTTAAGCCTTGTTCTTTTTTCTTCTGTTAGGACTCTTCCGTTTAATTTTTCAAACATAATAGGAGACGTTTCCAATAATATTACTAATCTTGGTTCTACATACTTCATCTCTCCAAATAGATTTTGTTCAGTACCGCCTCTAACTAATGGTTTGAAAGTTCCTATATCTTTTATTTTGACCTCATTGCCTCTTACTAATTCTTTCGCCAATCTATCAGAAATAGCTTTAATGCAATCGCCAATAGGTTTTGTTGTTTTCTTATTCATATCGTTGGCAACTAAAGTTATAAACTTTTTATTATCAATTCGATTTACTTTTTGCATTTTACCTTATCTACCTTTAAAGACCTTTCTCTACATTTTTCCTTATAAGTTCTGTAAAACTTAATTCTTGGAGATAAATAATCATTTTCACTTACAATATATTCTCTGTAGTATTTTCCATCATCTTTATCTTGATAAAGTTTATAACCACCTTCAATACAAGTGCCTTCACCAGTATTGTCAAATATGTGTTTTGGTATTGCTATTCTTTCACCTTTTTTGTGTCCTTTGTTTGGTCTTCCATAAAAGCAACCAACTCTAGGAATACTAACTCTATATCCTTCTGTTGTTGCTAAATATACTATATTCATAAATGTATTTAAAATATCTTGTACTACATCAATAGGAACATCTTCTGCTTGACTAATCATACGATAAATATGTTGAGATGATAATAGATTTTTATTTCTTTTCTTTTCTTTTTTTGCCAAATTAATCACCTCAAATAAAAATAGCCCATATATTTATAAATCGCCTATGGGCTGGCGACTTCTGCGTTATAACTCCATATTTCTATACCACTTATGGACGTTAGTGGTTGTGGTATTCATAGCACCTTGTCTACTTTCCCACTTGTGTATATAAAAATATTGTCAGAACAGAGAGAATTCCTTCTCTCCATTAGATTTCTTAACAAAAGCTCTGAAACGCAGTAAAAGCAAGGGTTTCAGAACTTTCTTGTATTTCGGTGTAACAAAAAACGCAATATTTAGGCGTTTTTTGAAAATATTTTTAATACACTTTTAGGATTTATGGTAAATAAAGTTTTCAATAAAAGTGCCTTATTTTTATTTGTATTACTTCCAATTATATCTTTATTGCTTTGGATATTACAAGTAATTAAAAATGCCCTATCTATTAACCATGACATAAGACCGATATATGTTTTAGATATATATATTTTTTTAATATCATTTATTAATTCATCATAATCTGACCTTAATAGTAAATAATCAGATTCTTCATTATCTGTTCTTGAATCATATAGCTTTAATGAATATTTTTCAATAAGTTCTTCAACCTTTTTACTTTGTCTTCGATTTGTTTCTAACTCAAATTTATTAAAGAAATATTCCATAGGCAACGTTGAATCTGCACTACGAAATTTATCAAATTTAATTGAACATAAATAATTCATAGGGCATTTAAGGTTATTATTGATTTTTGAGCGTTTCACATCTTTTTTAATATAAGACCAAAATTTAGGATATTTATTTTCTTGAATATCCATATCTTTTTTAATGCGTTTGATTTCTTCTGTAATATCTATATCAAAAGTACGCTTTGCGTTGTCAATTGCACATTGAGCAATTACACTTAAAATGCAAACATAATCATTATATTTTTGGTCATAAAAATTATAACTATATGATAATGCTAATTGCGCTAAATTAGAACTTTCTCCAATTGCTAGTTGAGCAGAAGCAAGTTTATTATCTATTAAAGCATGATTAAGCATTGTGTTATCATATTTATTTTTTGACTTTGGTATATTATTAACAATAGTTGGATATTTTTTATAACATCTTATTGCGTGTTCGACTATTTGTGGCTGACTTGTTACATAAAATGAATCACTATCAAAATCACATCCATTTGCCTTGTCTTGTACATCTGTATGCAACACGTTTATTGCTAATATTTGTTTGCCAAAATTAAAATATTTCCAGTTTTGTGAACTACGATTATTTTTCATTGATACAATATTATTACAAGAATTATGAGGGCTACGAAAACCTGCTAAATTTTCTCCATCATCAAATCTTTCAGTGTAACATTCTATCCAATTATCATTTAAATCAAAACTATCATCTTTTTCAACATCTTCTCCAACACTATGTAGTAACATAGCATAAGGACTTCCAACTAAAGTTAAATTATCCGCATTTTGTAATACCTTACCAGTTCTAAACTTTGATATATAAGCATCAATAATGGCTTTCTTTCTGTTTCTATAATATTCGCTTCTAGTAAAATCCCAATTTTGTTCACATAGCGCAACCAAAACATCAAAATCATTTGAAAAATTTACATTTTTTCTTAAATATTCAACAAATTCATAATCGCTACGTTTTAGCAAGTTAATATAATTAACGCTTTCACTAACAACTCTGTCCATAGTATTTAAATCAAGTGAATTAACCATTTGATAAGACATTTTTTGTACATCTCCTAATTTACTAGGATGGGCAGTTTTAACAATTCCAAACATACAATTGTTCTCAAATACTTTATCACACCAATAATCATAAGATATTTGAAATTTTAACCACTTCATAGCATTATCTGTTGTAATTAATTTAATATCTTTTGCGTTATGCTCATTTCCAAACATATCTTTTACTTTAAATGTCTCGAAATCTATACAATTATCGTGACAATAATCTTTAAAGAATTGTTGTATATTCGTATTAAAGCAAGCCATCTTGCACATATGGTGTCTTAGTAATACATATCCATCACACCAATTAGGAAAAATACTACTATCAATCAATCCTTGCCCATCAAACAGTGTGTTTTTTAATTTATAATCATCAATGTTTTTAGCATAACAATGTGTATGTTCATCTATCTCAATACTTACAACATCTCTAGTCATAAAGCTGTCAACGTCTTTTAGTATTAAAATATTTCTAGGATTAATTTTAATTTTACCAACAATTGTACTTGCGACCAAACTTGAATATGCACACATTTCTACAATTGGTGCATTTTGTTTAGGCATTTTGTATTTCATTGTTAAAAAGTCTTTTGCTTTTTTATATAATCTATCAACAATAAATATACAACTGCCCTTTTTAGCCTTACCAGTTGACCTAAATAACATTTTATAATGATAAATGTCAACCTTTTTAATTTCTCCATTTTTATAAAATGTTGGATAACCAATTGTTACTCCGTCTTGATAATATTCAATACGAATATCGTCTTTTGACTTTTTTATAAATTTGTGTTGATTCCTATTTGCAAAATCAATTAATTCATTTATTCTATTAATTCTTAACTTTAATTGTTCTTTTTTATCTTCAATTGTTTCTCTTTCTAGTTCTTGCTTTGCTTGTTCAAGTAATCTATTTAGTTTTTTAATTTCTTCTTCATAACTCTTTGAACTATAATTAAAATCCAAATCTATAATGTCTCTTGTCGAACCATTATTTACTTTTAATCCATTCTCCATTAAAAAATCTAAAAATAAACTATTAGAGAACATAGCTTCTACATATTCGTATCTGTCTCTTACTCCTAAATTATATTCATATAAAGACCCAGCACGAATATTCTTAATCTTAACTCCGTATTCTGACAATATTTCATCTCCTAATTTTATTTCTAGTTATATTCTTCAATCATATCATATATATCTTCTATTCCTAGACAGTTCTCTAATGATAAATCTTCATATAGACCAATAGGATTTGAAACTTCCATAGCTGTGTCAAATGGATATGCACTATCTTGTGTTACACCAATTAACCAATCCGTTCTATCTTTTTCTAATTCGAATACATCTTTCTCATATGCGTTTTTTCTGTTATTTTTGTTATATGTCTTATAACTCATTTCATTCCAAGTATTGCAAGTTGTGTGTTCTAAATTTTTCATATTATTTCATTTTTATTCCTTTCTTTGTTTTTTTGTTTATAGTTTCCGTTACATTATAGCATTTTGATATAACTTTGTCAATTTTAATGTTTTTAACGCAAAATAGTCGAAACATTAAACCACAAAGCATCAAAATAAATTTTAAACTCAACTTTTATAATTTATAATATATATAATATAATTATATTATTATTTATATTATATATATTATATTATATATTATACCATATATTTATATCATTGTCAATAGTATTTTATATATAAATTAAAAAATATTTGATATACAATTTAATTAATTTGTATATATAAAATATTAAATTTATTTTAATTTATATGTTGACAACAAATATATTTTATGATATAATATATTATATATATTTATATATTAT